ATGCCAACAGTTCCAATTTCTATGAGAAAACTTAAAGAAATTCTTAGGCTTAAATACGGTGTTGGACTCAGCCATCGACAAATTGGTCGTAGTCTTGCAATCTCCCCTTCCGTTGTATCCAGATATGCTAATCGGGCGGCTCAACTTGGCATAAAGCAGTGGCCCTTACCTACAGGATGGGATGATACAAAACTAAAACATGCGTTCCTTCAGACCCAGGTTAAGATGAAGAAGCACTCTCTGCCTGACTGGGCTACAGTACACCGGGAACTGCGTAATAAATGCGTGACGCTGCAGCTACTCTGGGAAGAATACTGTGAGCGTAATCCAGGCGGTTTTTACAGCTATAACCATTACTGCCGGATGTACCGTGAATGGCTCAAAACCACTTCACCATCAATGCGTCAGGTACATAAAGCTGGCGAAAAACTTTTCGTTGATTACTGTGGACCTACCGTTGGCGTTACCGACCCTGAGACCGGAGAAATAAGAACTGCTCAGGTCATCGTAGCTGTTCTCGGGGCATCAAGTTACACATGGGCAGAGGCCACCTGGTCTCAGCAGCTTGAAGACTGGGTGATGAGTCATGTTCGCTGCTTCCAGTGGTTGGGTGGCGTTCCTGAACTTGTTGTTCCGGACAATCTGAAAAGCGCCACATCCAGGGCATGTAAGTATGATCCTGACGTTAACCCTACCTACCAGCAGATGCTTGAGCATTATAATGTCGCAGTTTTGCCTGCGCGGCCACGTAAACCGAAAGATAAAGCCAAAGCTGAAGTTGGCGTTCAGGTTGTTGAACGCTGGATCATGGCCCGAATCAGGCATGAGATCTTCTACAGCCTTGCATCGCTTAATCAGCGCATTCGGGAGTTGCTGGAAAGACTGAATAACAAAATAATGCAGAAGTTGGGTTATTCACGTGCAGAACTCTTCATCCAGCTTGATAAACCCGCACTGAAGCCTCTTCCTGAAGCCAGTTACAGTTACACCCTGGTGAAGAAAGTCAGAGTTCATGCCGATTACCACGTGGAAATCGACAAACATTACTACTCGGTTCCATGTTCGCTGTTAGGCCAGCAACTGGAAGCATGGATCTCCGGAGAACTGGTAAGACTCTTCAATCAGGGGCAGGAGGTTGCTGTGCACCCGCGCAAGCGTACTTATGGCTACAGTACCCGCAACGAGCACATGCCTGAAGCTCATCGACAGCATGCCACCTGGACGCCAGAGCGTCTTCTGGAATGGGCGGGGCACATAGGCAGTGAAACTCATAGTTATGTGCTTCATATACTGAACTCTCGTCCACATCCGGAACAAAGCTATCGCTTCTGCCTTGGACTCCTGAACCTTCATAAAAAATACAGTAAAGCCAGACTTAATGCAGCATGTGCAAGAGCTCTGAAAACAAAGGTATGGCGTCTGTCAGGTATTAAATCGATCCTGGAAAAAGGTCTGGATAAACAACCTGTTCAGGATCCAAAACCAGATCTGTTATCCACGATGGAACACGAAAACGTACGCGGCAGTGAGTATTACCACTGATACGGGATCCAATGATGAATCATCTTTACGAACAACTGACCGCACTTAAACTCACCGGCTTCCGTGATGCGCTTAAAAAGCAACTTGCTCAACCGGGCACATACCAGGAGCTGGGCTTCGAAGAACGCCTGTCATTACTGACAGCAGAAGAACTAACCTGCCGTGAAAACAGGAAGGCAGAGCGTCTGATCAAACATGCACGGTTCAGACTTAATGCTGAGTTATCAAAGCTGGATTATCGTAACAATAGAGGGCTGGACAGGGCCCTCATCCGTTCACTCAGTCAGGGAAACTGGTTAACCCTGAAACAAAATATTTTACTGACCGGGGCCACCGGCAGCGGTAAAACGTTCCTGGCATGTGCACTTGGTCATAATGCCTGCCGACAGGGATACAAGGTCTACTATTATCGCCTTAAAGCGCTGATGGAACAGTGCTATCAGGGGCATGCTGATGGAAGATACAGCAAACTTTTGACCAGGCTGAATAATAGCGATCTGCTGCTTCTGGATGACTGGGGGCTGGAACCTCTCTCATCAGAACAGCGTAGCGACCTGCTGGAAATAGTGGATCTGATGTACCAACGAGGCTCAATCATCGTAGTGAGCCAGTTGCCGGTGGAAAACTGGTACAAAATGATCGGAGACTCCACACATGCGGATGCCATCCTAGATCGACTGGTTCATGGCAGTATCAAGATCGAACTTAAAGGAGAATCAATGCGGAAAATACAATCTCCGTTGACCGAAGGAGATCAGTGAAGGTAATTTAAAAACGGTTCTGTGAAAGTGACACGAACCGATCTCCATCGATGTTACTCACCGATCTCCTTCACGGTAATACGCACCCTGATAGCTGTAGCCGTTCAGAAAGACGTTCATTAACTTGAGTTTGCGCGGCATTGCCATCGGTCAGACTCCTTAATTGCTGTTAACCGAGGTGACCAGATTTGCCAGGTATTTATCGGTAATACGCTGGCGCAGGGTCAGGTTTTCAAGAGGAGGCACCGGGGTATAGTCGTAGTCGATATACAGTTTTCCGGCCTTGAGGGTTTCCGCATCGTTGGATTCTTCGCTGAACCAGCAGGTCGCATCCACGATATAGCCGTTTGTTTTCAGCTCACGGAATTTGGCATTGATACCGTCAACGATGTCGCGAATCAGCGTTGCGGTGATGGGCTTGTCCACCGCCCACATGTGCGCCTCAGCCATCGTGTCGGCCAGCACCTGCGCGGTGCGGGTGTAGTTTTCAAAGAGGAACAGCGGGTCATCAGAGCAGGTACGGTTACCCCAGAAGCGGAAACCGTCGCGGCGAATCAGCGTAGTGACGCCTGACTCGTTAAGCAGGTCAGCATCAGTGCCGGACTCCTGCAAATCCCAGAATACAGATGCGCTGATGCCGGTAACACCGTTTACCCCGACGTTGGACAGCGTTTTATGCCAGCCCTGCTCCTGGTCGATTTTAGCGCGCAGACCCAGCGCACGGGCGGTGGCATACGCGGTGGCGGTGGTGCTGGTGACCGTATCCCATGCGAGGAAATCCGGCCAGATGACCATCAGCTCACGCTGGCTGAAATTCTGGCGGTAGGCTTTCACCTCGGAAATGGTTTTACAGCCCCATGCGCTGATATACCCGAAAGCGCGCAGCTTCTGACAGACAGATGCCAGTGCAACAGCCACCTCTTTGGTGTCCAGTCCCGGTACGCCGAGAATACGCGGTTTAACACCGGTTACCGACTCCGCCGCCAGCAGGGCTTTCAGTCCGGTGTACTGACCGTTTTCGTCGGTGGTGCCGATGATATTGGAAACGGTCTGCGCAAGTTTCGTTTCTTCGTCGTCGCCGGTGCCGTCTTCAACACGCACGACAACGGTGACCGGTTTTGACTGGTCAGCGATGGCCTGCAACGACGCCGCCAGCGTGCCTTTTTTACCAGCCTTTGCAATTGCGCTCTGCACATTGGTAATCAGCACCGGTTTATTGAGGGGGAAGGTTTCCGCATCCGCATCGCTGGCCGTGCAGACCATGCCGACAATGGCAGTGGATACGGTGGAAATGACGCGGGTGCCGTCGTTAATCTCCAGCACCTGCACGCCGTGATGATAGTCACTCATCCGTTTAACTCCGTGGTTAATGGGTGCAACTATTTTCTGTTGTGCGAAGCATGAGACGCTATTTGACCTGGCTGGTCAGTGAATGAAACAACAGATAAAGAAAAGACGGGCAATCAGCCCGTCTTTAAATCACAAATTTTGACAGTTTTTGATTTGCATTCGAGAATAACAGTTCGGGGGAGAAAAAACCTCCCCCGCCCACGTAACTTGCTTAACTACATGAATCAATGATGTTTTTCACAAGCTTATTTATTTCAGATTCATTAGTGCCAAATTCACCCGCTTTAAAATTAATACCTCGCGCTGCAAGATTTCTTTTTATTTTACTTACTTCACTCAGCATAAAGTCATAATTTAACGTTTTTTCTTTAATGCCCTTTGAATATATTACAGGGAAGGCTTTCATTAATGCCGCATATCCTGTGAGTTTACTTAAATAATATTCCCTTGGTGTATTCCACTCAACTGGATAGACATTGCTAATAGCATTAAAATAATTCAATATTATTTTTTGAATTACAGCGTCATTCTCTTCGATAAAATAATCGCGGAATATACACTGATTATTTGGCGTTAATGGCAGATTCATTTTTAACATTCTTGCATCATCATCAGGTTTTTTTGAAATATGTTGGATAAGATATTTAATGAAAGTGCTTTGTGATAATGATGCATTATCTTGGTTTATTTCCTTTTTCCCAAGCATTTTTAGCTTTTTATAAAAAGGGGAATCAGGATTACTGTTTATTCCTCTCGCGATTTCGTGGCATGTTTTTTGTGGACTCCTGCGTTCTGCAAGCGAAAATAAATCATATACAATTGATGGATTTACACGAGTTTGTTTACTATTAATAATTGAGAAAACATAGGCTTTTTCTTCATCAGTAAGATCAAACATTAAAACAACAGGTAGTTCAAAAAGTTTAGCATTAGAGGAATTTTTAATTCCCCATAATCTGTGTTGACCATCGATAACATCACCTATAACCACTTCAGACTCAAAGTAAAAATAGGTATCATCCATTTTTAAATTGGATGAATCATCGACGGAAATTATGATCGGCGTTGGAAAAGTCGCATCCGGCTCACTAGTGTACTTTGCGATTTCTGAAACTCTTGATGATGAAATATCCCTTTGCACACCAAATTCGAAATCTCTGCGACGATCAACTCTAACTATATCGAGCAAGTCAATGGCTCTTATTGATGTTAAATAGAAAGTACCGATTGGTTGATTAACTTCAATATATTTCAACTTCATATCATAACTCCTTTACCATCATCAGTTACTTCATTGGTTGCCATTGTCTGATCTATAACTATTGCATCTTCTTTTTCTATATAACTTTCATCATTTATATCTGTATGTGCAGTAGCGTTAAGTTTTAATACGCCAAATGTATAGCATACTAAGACTATAGAAATAACATAAATTATAGGTTGAGTTAAACCGAATGTTAAATCATTAGAATTTGGTAGGATTAAATCCTTTGATTGCGTAGCAGCGTATATTATACCTGATAATTGTAATAAAATAATCAATAATATTATTGATATGATTTTTATTGTTTTAAATTCAAGTTTTGAACTAAAAAAAGTTACAAACATAGGCCCAAGGGCAGAGGCTATTAATGCAATGGAAAATGTGTAAAAACTTCCTGACGAACCTTCTATGTAAATAGATTGATCTAGTGGTATTGAATGTGAATAATATCTTATGATTATATTTGCAATAATCCCCATTTGCCCACAAACAACTGTAAAAACGATCCAAATAAAAAACTCTCTTTTGTTTTTTCTTATCGCATCGAATGGATAGGAAAGGGATTTCTTTAATATTTGCCAGTCTTTACTCATGTTATGCACTCTTTATTTAAACTTATCAACAATATGTAACTATCAATTAATAACCGTTTACTCTTTTCAAATAATAAAATTATAATCATCAAAAAAATCGACATTATAATTAGACAACATTTTTAACACTAAGTGATACCTGACTCATGTCTCCAGACCCTAAAACCGCTTGCATAATTTAGAATGATAATACTACCTTATAGTAGGCTTGTGAACTTATATAGCCTGAGTCAAGTAATTAATAAATCACTTATTTCGTTTTTTTTGCATTTGGTCGCTGTGATTTTTTCATAAACAAACTTACAATGATGTCAGCAATGTCTGCTCTTGGCACAGAGCGGACTGTCAGATTAGTTTTTACTCTGTGCCATAGATGTATAAACTCACATCAGAGCTTATACAATTTATTGTGGCATTTCAGGCCATTCTATATCCGGAGCATCTTCCGGCTGAATGCGATTCAGTAGCACACGGTATTTTTTCCAGTGTGTCAGGCTTAACTTTTCTTCCTCAGTTGCCATATCCAAATCGACAGCATCCTGCAGCGTGGCAATGATTTCACCTGCATATGCAATCTGCTCTTTCTTCTGAGACTCAGCCGCTCTGACAAGTGCATCACGCTCTGCATTCTCATCATTCACCCACGCATTTCCGTTCCATTTCTGATAATCCCCCTCCGGGGAAATGGCTGTCACGTCTGGAGATAATGCGCCAAGTTCAGAAATATAAATGGCTGCTCCCGTTTTCGTTTCGTATACGGTCTTTCCGCGATGGTCTTCCATCAACTCCCATTTCATTTCATCTGCATTGAAAACGGCTGCATAACCAGCCGGTATATCAGGCGGCGCAATATCTGTACTGTTTGCAGGCAAACCTGTATACGGAGGAATATATGCATCACTTTCGCCAATAAATTCATTGGTTCCATCAAGTAAATTGAAAACGCGGATAGTTTGTGCTTCTGCACTCATTCTGAAAGCCATTATGCAAGCCTCACAATATAGTTAAATGCGATGTTTTTGACGGTGTTTTCGGTATTACCTGTAGCATTAACGGTAATAGAGTGCCCGTGTGAGCCAATAGCAACCGTGTGTGAATGTGCACCAATACCAACCGTATGATTATGTGCGCCAATATCTACCGTGTGGGCATGATTCCCGGCAGCTCCTGATGTGCCATTAAACGATGGGTTGTCAAAGCCTGTTTTACCGGTTTCACCATTAGTATTGGCATTCCCTCTGTAAATGGTATGTGTATGGTTACCAGTGGTATTAGTGGTTTTTGTTCCGTAGTTAAACGTACTGACTGTCTTCGTCCCGTAATCAAATGAACTGGTCGTTTTCGTCCCTAAATCCGTATTTGACGCACTGGCACTGTGAGTATGCGATTTAATCCCGTCCTGTTCCTGTGACAATACGGCACGCCCACTGGCGGGGTTGCCCTTGATTGTCCAGCCGCGCATATCTGGAATAACACCAGAAGGATAGACAATAGCCAGTTTCGGATATGCAGCCTTATCAAACGTCTGCCCCTGCATAATTGCATAGCCTGCAGGTGGTGTATCTGATGGCCACGGCAGCGGAACACCAGGCGGAAACGCTTCAATATCTTTCGTCCCGTCAAAGGTTACGCCGTTAATTGTCCTTGCCGTTTTCAGCTTTGTTGCTGTAGCAGCATTGCCGGACAGTTCGCCTGAAAGACCGGCGCTGAAGGTTTGTTTCGCCGCCCATGTCTGGGCTTCGTCAATAATTGGCACACGTCTTGTGGTGATCGTGCGACTTCCCGGATTTCCTGAAATACGCACCATAAAAAAGCGGTAGTTCGCTTTACTTACAGTGCTGCGCCATACATGCATTGAGCGCCCCGCACCGGAATCATCACTCGGACCAACTGAGATGTTTATCAGGTTGCCATCAATGACGCCCCAGTCCATACCTTCGGGAATGTTGGTCATGTTATCAAGCCGAACGGTTATCAGACTGCCCGGCACAAAGTCGTAGGTCTGCCAGTCCAGGCTGGAGAGTTTTGCCACTGCACCGCCGATACCCAGATTCAGGGGAAGTGAATACGAGGTGTAGACTTCACGCCATTCGCTCCACGAGCTGCCGGTATAGACGCGCTCAAACGTGCGACCTTTAAGGGTTGCACCTGTTCCGGCAGTTGTATAACGCTGCCATACGTTAACACCATCAAAGCGCCTCAACACTTCCAGAATCCCGAGGACTGTCACGCCGTTTCCGTCCAGTATTGGACCGTTGGTCGCTTTACCTGTAACGCTGTAAATACCTGGTGAAGTCACCTCATTCAAATCCCCGTCGTAATAACGACTCTCTGACTGATGACCGACTCTTAACCACGGTTCCCACTGTGGATTTGATGCATCCCAGCTTGCCGCAAGGCAGCGGACATACATATTTCCACGGCGAGTGGTATAACGTTGCGTTCTTCCATAATTCCCGCCTTCGAGGATCTCAAGCATCCCCTGAGCAAAGCCGCCTTCCTCTGGATAATTGCGTTCATATGAAGCTATAGCCGAGCTACTGTTACGCCATAAACCAAGATGCTCGGCGGCTCCAAGCGTATTCAGGTCTATAGTCGTACTCAAAGGGCGGGTAGCAGATTGAGTGTGACGCCATACGCCCCACGGACCATCAGTGCCATTCCACTTATTGGCGAGTTTACGCATGTAAACATTGCCGTCTCTCGTGGTAAAGCGTTGCGTACCTGCAAAATTGCCGGCAGCAAAAACCTCAAGCACACCGACAGCATTATCTTCCGGGAAATTTTTCTCCAGTGTTGAGTTAGTTGAGGTAGCTTTAGACCAGATCCCCAGATAAGCCTTAACGGGACCAAATGTATTCAGGTCGGCATCAACCGGCATTTCGCCATTGTTTTTCATAAACGTCAGACTGGTAACGCCAACATTGTCCAGAAAAGCTGATTTATCCTGGATATCTGCACCATTCTGATTTTTCGCCAGACGTGAATTTGCGTTGTCATTTGCTGCCTTGACCGCTTTTGGCGTTGCCGCCAATGACTCACTGGTGCTGTTTGTTGCACTGCTTAACTGAGTAAAACCTTTTTCTGTCAGCGTGGCGTCAGGATGGCGGCGGGACTGCTCATGTTCTGCGATTTTGTCATCGACGTAATCCTGCGTCGCCATCACTGTGCTGGCATCAATACTCAGCTCAACGGACGCCACGTTACTGACAATAATAACCATGCGGCAGGTCTGCGCACGCCCGGAGCCTTCAGCGAGTTCAGGCTTATAGCTTTCTGCCATGTTGGCGACCGCAATCAGTGTTCCGGCATCGTCATACAGACCAAGCTCACGCATCCAGAAGCCGCCCACTTCGGGCGGTACAACCAGTTCAGCCACGATATAGTTTTTATTCTTATTATCCACGCTGACTTTATTCAGAGCGTGACGCCAGACCTCATGCACCAGTTTCGTCTGACCGGCATCCGGCACCGGCAATTTGCCATTACCGTCACCCACGGCCATTGCAGACAGGTTTACTTTTTTCCCGCCGGGGACAGTGGCGGCTGCCAGCTTCGCGGCTCCGGCAGTAGTGATAACGGTTTTAAATTTCGTGCTCATTGTTTCTCACTTATCCGGGATAAACAGTAATAACATCACCATCACAGACCACACCGCCTGTATACAGATAGCCGGGAATGTCCTGGATAATGTTCAGGCCGATAAGGTGGCGACTTGCGGGTTTGGCATCGGCAATCAGCCGTTCCATTTCCAGATACATTTCCTCTGTGATACCGCTTTCCAGCACACCGATATCAAGACGAAAGGTTCCGGCCGGGTCGTTTGTCTCCCACCATTCCTTTACGTTAATGAGATAGCCGAGCGGCTCCACCACACGCCGGATTGCGCCGACAGTGCCTTTATGACAGTGGATGAAATAGGCATCGCGGATAACGGCGCGTTTTGTCGCTTCCGGCCACTTTTCATCCCACCTGTCGACCGAAAACGCCCACGCCAGCCACGGCAGCAGATTTGCCGGGCAGGTGTCCGGGTTCCACAGCTCACGAATACTGACCGGCGTTTTTTCAATTTCCGCACAGGCTTTTGCGGCGGCGACCTCAAGCGGTGATGAGCCGGTCGGCAGCAGGCGCGAATCACTCATCCGAGCCTCCGGTCACGACGCGGTATTCGGTACAGAAAGACGCCTGCGTATTGTTGAGCACGATGTCGGCCAGCGGTGCAGCCAGTTCGACACGCTGCACGCCTTCCACATGCAAAGCGGCATAAATGGCAGACAGACGGATGTCGCGCCCCAGCCGGTGCTGTGCCGTGATGTACGCTTCCAGCTTTTTCACGGCGGCGGCGCGGATGGGTTCGCTTTCGGGACCAGGGTAAAGGTAAAGCGTGGCGTTTATCTGGTATTCAACGATGGCGGCAGACTGCACGGTCACGCGGTCGGCCACCGGCCTGACGTCCTCGCCATTAAGGGCGTTACGCACCACCGCCAGCAGGTCTTCGGATGCGACACCGTTATTTTCACGTGACAGCACAGAGATGGTGACGCAGGCCGGAGAAGGACTGGTGACAGAGATATCCGCGACACGCCCGTCGGCACTTCGACCATGATACTGATAGGCCCCCACCGACCCGGCGACGCTTAAACCTTCAAACGCCTGCTGAATACGCAGACGATAATCGGTGTCAGATTCCATCACGGCCGGTGTCGGCGGGATAGTCGAATCATCTGCCGGGGTGATAATCAGGCGCGTGGTGTTGTAATTGGCACCAATCACATCAAGGTCATTACCGGCAGCACAGGCCAGCATTACCGCCCGTGCGGCCTCATTCACACGCTGACGCCAGATAAGCTCACGATAAGCATTTTCCTCCAGCAGTTTGACGAGAGGCTCAGATTCCAGCGTCAGGGTACGGGCGACCGCCTCCTGCTGGTCTTCCGGGTAAAGGGAAATCAGTGTCGCCTTGCGTTCGGCAAGAATGGTTTCAAAGTCCAGCTCCTCGACCACATCCGGTGCGGGTAGCTGGTTCAGGTCGATAATCGGCATGGTTTCAACTCACAGGGATGGTTAACGAAAGTGGCTGGCCGGTGTCGTTGTGCTGGCCGGTTAACGTGACCGTCATTCGCCCGTCAAAACTGCGCTCAGTGGTGACGGATGACAGGGTGACGCGGGGTTCCCATTTCAGCACCGCCATGTAACAGGCGACCTTAATCTGCAACTCAAGCGCCGGGGTCTGCGGCTGGTCAATCATTGATGCCAGCAACGAGCCGTAATCACGACGCATCACCCGTGAGCCGACCGGTGTGCGCAGGATATCGCCGATACTCTGGCTGATATGCTCAAGGTCAGTGACCGTCAGGCCATCACTGCGATTCATTCCGAGATAACGCGCAGTCATAGAGGTCCCCCTGTTGTGCCGCCACTGTCGCCGGGGTGTTTATGGGTATGCAGTACCTTACCGTTTGATGAGAGTTCACCGCCGGTGTGTTCAATGTTGCCGCGCATCGTCCCGCCCTTCTGTACTTCCAGCGTGCCGGTAATCAGCCTGTTGGTGCAGACCACCTCCGGCGTGTCCAGGGTGACACGGGTTGACGCTTTCACCGTGACCACCGGTACCGTGGCAGTAACAGAATCAGAAGCCGTCACGCTGGCCGTTTTAATTCCGCTTACCGTGAGTGCACTGGTTTCGGGTTCATACTCAATCACCGCCCCGTCAGAGAAACGGATATGCAGGGCATCAGCCGACGCAGACGGCGCAGGGTTATCGCCGGAATAAATCCCCGGCAGAACGAACGCCGTGTCGAGTTCACCGCCCACGGCCAGAATCAGCACCTGTTCCCCCACGGAAGGTGCCCACCATGTGCGCGAACGACCGGCGCGCTGGGTCAGCCACTGCAGCCAGTCGGTGCACATGCCGCCGGTCTGCACACGGCAGCGACCGGCGTTAAGGTCGGTTTCGACGACAAGGCCGGTGCGGATCATGTTGCGCAGTGCGCGCGCGAGTTCCTGAATATTTGCGAGAGTGTTCATAACGGGAAGGATGCCGCCGGGTCATACCGGCGGCAATGTGACGATGAGGTGTCGGGAATGGCACAACTAACGGTCGAGGTGCGCCAGGATAATCTCTTCAATCATCTGCACATCCTCACCGGTAAAGCCGAGCAGAGGACGCGCCGGATAATCAATTTTCTTACCGTCTTTCCGGGTTTCTTCCGACAGACCGAACTGATGCACACTGGCGATTTTCGGCGACTTCCCGCCGTAAAATTCCATTGATGCCTGCTCCGGGCTGGCGCGGATATGCAAAAAACGACTGGTGATAAGTTTCGCAAACATTTTTCGCTTAACGCGACCGGTCTTTTTTCTGGCGCTCTGCTGCTGGCGTGGCGCATAGGGTGTGCCGTCCGGGGCTTTCTGTGTCATCACCCGACGCTGCTGACTCTGCCGCAGGCGTTTCGCCAGTTCGGCACTCAGTCGCCGACGCCCTGACGGTGACAGCGACTCAATAAGTCCGGTCAGCCGGTCTTCAAAACGCTTAAACTCATTCATCCCACTTGCTCACCAGTTCGCCATTGATATACAGCTCCATCGGGCGGGTAACCGGCTCCGGCGGCGGAGGTTCCGGGATATTCTTCACATGCAGCGCGCCGTCCACCTCACTGACCAGCGTGCGCTCGGTCAGCATCAGGCTGATGCTGATATCAAAGCTGCTGTCATTGTTGATGTCTGCATAAAACGTGAAGCCCTTTTTCTGGCCTGCGTCGGTGGTCATGATGTCGGGCTGATTTTCCCGCAGCCACGCCAGCACCGGCACGATGAGCAGGTCAAAATCACCGGTAAAGTCGGTCACAATGACATTGAGCGTGTAACGCTTTTCGAATGACAACGACGCCGCCAGTGTGGAGGCAATACTCCCGTTATCCACGAATATCCGCAGCATCTCGGGACTGGTTTTCAGCACCGTGACGGCATCAGTCAGCGCCCTGCGCAGGCTGTCGGGTTTGAGCATCGTTTTCGTCCTGACAGTGTTTAATCATTTTTACCTGGCTGGCACAGCGTGCCAGCGCGTTCTCAAGCTGCCGGATATCGGCACTTAAATCACCGTTCGTCTCCGGGTCACTGCCCGGCATCGGGCAAAGGCTCACTTTCGGGCAGGCGTTGTGGACAATCACTGGCGTCGGTGCAGGCCGGGCGCTGGTGCAACCGGCGCACAGCATCAGGCAGGCCAGCGCCGTACCAGCGGCGAAAATCTTCGTTTTCATTCAGTAACCTCGTGATGGTTTTCTCGCGCTGTGCTTCACGCTTCGCGGCGTTCTCCAGCTCCTGACGCAGTGCCACCTGCGCCAGCTCGTTTTTGTCTGCTCTGGTGAGGGCAACATGAAGCTGATTTTTCAGCATGGTGATGGTCGTTTGCTGCCCGTTGGCGACGTTGTTCGCCCTGTCCAGCGAGGCGCGCAGGCTGGCGTTTTCATGCTTCGCCAGAAACAGCCCCGCCACCGCCAGCGATAACAACACGACCAGCACAATCATCAGCTTTGACATAATTCCCGCCCCTCAAGACGCTGACGACAGGCTTTACGTATCAGCCGGAAAAACAGCGACGCCACAAGATAAATCAGCGCGGTAAAAATCCACCCGGCAGCGACCAGCGAGATAAACGTCGCCACCATCACCACCAGACCCACCGCCCGTCTGCACCACGTCACCGGCTGCAAAAACAGCGACGTGACAATCTTCACGGCCAGCGATTCCGGCGGCAGCTCCCGCCCGTAGCGTTCCAGTACATACTCAGTGGCATACACGCCGATACCACCGGCAACCACACAGATAACCGTCTCCAGAATCGCCCAGGCGGCGACAAAATTGACGGCCACGCTCTGCGGGTAAATCAGGGACAATGCCAGCATCAGCGCCAGCGACACGTTCAGCATCAGTGAAAGGGATAATTTCTTCATGGTGTTTACTCCGTTTAAGCCGGTACGCCGCCGGCGGTACGCCAGACGGTGACCAGTTTTTCCAGTGAATGCTCACGCTGACCGTAACCGGCACCCGGCAGGGACGCCCAGATATTGCGACAGCGTGAAATGGCGCGCTCAATGCGTCCCGCCCGGATGTCATCCAGCGCACCGCGTTCGCGGATCAACTGAATGGCGAGTCTGTCCTGTGACAACGGACTGAAATCAGGCAGGGCAAGCTGTTTGCGGTAGTGCGGCCAGAACAGGTAAAGCTGCTGATAGCGACCGGAGGCCGTGGATTTTTCACCGCGACGGTTAAACACCTTCGCAGGTCGGCCATGCGCGAACGGGTGGTCACTGTAGTCGGTGAAAATTTCCGGCTTCCCGTCCAGTCCGGTGACTATCACGTCATAGCCCCGGTTTTTCGTCAGCGGATGGTTCGCCGTCCCTTCGGACACGGCCAGCATGTCGAGAAAGGCGGCGATATTCTGATGCGTGTTAATTACCGGCATTACGGTTTCCCCCTGCCCTTAAAACGGCGCTGAATGGCAATCTCAATCACCTGATAACCGGCGATACCCAGCATGGAGCCGATGCCGCACACCGCAGGCAGTGACAGGTCAGGAAACTGCACCAGAACAACACCGGCAACCATCGAGACAAAACCACCGAGCAACATGCGCCCGATAAACAGACGCGGGGTGATGGGTTCACCACCGGCAAGCACCTTGCCGACAACAATCAGCACCCCAATCATGAAAAGCGACAGGACGCTTTTTTCTTCTGCTGTCATGCGTTACTCCCACAGATTGACAGTTTCAGCCACGGGCGCGGTCTGAACGTCGGGCAGTTCGACGGCGGTGCCGTGCGGCAGCACCGCCCCCAGTTCAGCCAGTCCCGGATTTGCGGCGAGCACGGCCTCGACCACGCCCTCAGTGCGCCCGTAATACCGGACACAAATGGCGTCGAGCGTGTCGCCCTGTAGCGCAAAGGTCTTCATCAGATTTGACTCACGATGCAGCGCGGCTTGTCCTGGATGCGCGCCACTGCCCAGCGCATATCCCGCCACAGCTCATCAATGGTGCTGTCTATGCTGTCGGCCTTTTTGTCGCCTTTCGCACTGGCATCCACGCCGCGATAACGCTCATAAAGCGACGCGGTCGCCATCGCACACACGGCGCGCTCGTAGTAAAAAACTTTGATGCTTTCACCGTCGATATCGTCCGCCGGGACGTCAGCCAGACGCGAAAAACCGGCAGCAATTTTCTGTTCGCGGTACTCGTACAGCTCCGCATTCGTCTCCGCCATGCCTGACTTGATGGCCTCACGCAGACGGGCGGGGGCGACGGTCTGCTCAAGGCGCATACGTTCCCGGACGCGCTTCGGGTCGATATCGGGAAAAAAGAACGTGTTTTTAATCACCGGCTCGTCGCCTGCCGGTTGCGGGGTGACCGCCGTACCCTCACCGGACACGGGAGCCTCCTTTCGCGGAATAATCAGCGTCATCATGACTACCTCAGAAAAGTCGGGCGGTGGACGCCGGTGCAGTGTCAGGTGATTCACCCTCACTGACCGGCGTGCCGCCCTGGCGCGGGGCGCATTCGGTTGTTAACTGGCTTTCTTTTTCGGGCGTCCACGTTTTGCCGGTGTCGCACTCCGGGTCTTACGCGGGGCGCGGGTGGCCGCTTTTGGCTGCGGCTCCGGCTTCGGTTTCAGTTCCCGCTCCAGTCGTTCAATCTCTTTTTTGACGCCTGCCTGACAGTCGAGCTGTGTCGCACGTTGCAGGTGAGCCAGCGCACCGGCGGCATCACCACCGTCACGCAGAAACAGACCGGTAATTTTGTGCAGCTTTGCGCGCACTTCATCAGGCATGTCAGCCGTGGCGGTCAGTTCAAGGGTCTCCGTCAGCAGGCGGGTATCCACAGACTCACCGGCAGCGTGAGCGCGCATGGCCGCAAGCGCCACCTCCTCGGTGAACATGTACGGTGGGGTACGGCGGTGTTTACCCGGCATGGTCAGACCGTACTTCAGGGCATAACGGGCAATCTCCAGCGCACCGGCAATATCGCCGGTATCCAGACGCCACAGCATGACCGTCATCAGAATGTCATCCTGTGCACCTTTGCCCTGCTCCAGCACGCCGTTCACCCACGGCAACCAGAACGGCAGCAGTTCGCGTTTTTTCGCGGCCTTCAGCTCTTTTGAATAAATCGCTTTCAGTGTGCGCTGGTCTGCGGCGAGCTTAACCAGCATCTGCTCATAGACAGTTGCATGTCGCAGCGGGGCGGCTTCCCGCTGCGCGGTCATCGCTGCCGAGACCCGCATCATGTGGCGCTGTGCGGGACTCGTCATCGGTTACGCTCCCGGCTCTGCGGTCGCTTTAGCCAGTGTGGAGAAATCACCGACCTTAATTTTTTCCACCAGACAACCGGCGGCGTAGTCTTCCACCACGTAATCAATGTTCATTGACTCGTAGTTCTCCACGCGGTCGAGTTTCGGGTTTTCCTCAATCACGCGGCGATGGCTGTCATCCATGTAGTAGATGGACAGGTTTTCCAGCTTTGTGATGAGCATCGCATCCGCCGGGAAGTACGGGACGCGTACCGCCGGCAGGTTACCGATGCGTTTCTGGCTGATGATGACGTCAGCGGCCAGCATTTCGCTGTTGTCCTGCTCCTTGTTGACGATGGGAAAATACTTGTCCGCCAGTAGCTGACGTCCCACAATCACCACAAGGTCAGGGTCTTCCTGATACCACGGCTCAATCAGGTTGTTGGTCGCATCCATCACCAGTGCGTCAAGGCTGGCATAATCACCGCCCTTACCCACGCGGATAACCTCAGAGATGGTGTGCCCTTCCTCGTCAGTGACCTTGCTCATCACGCGCGCCGGTGCTTCATTGCGGTATTTCTGCAGCCAGCCGACCGCCACATCCTGTAGCATCGGATTACTGCTGCGGTCAGAGGTTTCGGCACGCCTCACGCCGTTAAAACCGGCCATGATTAAATCAAGGGACTGGCGTTTGATAATGGCGTTACGGATACGGAGCTGGAAATCCTGATAACGCGCCCACAGGTCAAGCGTTTTGTAGCGGATATAAAAATCGAAGTTAATCTGGTCGCATTCGTACTTGTTTGACGCCAGCTTCGAGAAGTCCTTCGGCTGACGCTCGGTGCCACCGGCGGTGTCGCTGGTGCTGGCGATGGAGCCGGTGACACCAATACCAATTTTTTCCCCTTTCATTTCGCTGACCGGCACAATGTTGATGCGGGTCAGAAAGTCAGAGGACTCCTGCATGGTGTTCATCAGGGTCTGGGTGACCGACGGTTCAACGGTGAATTTTTTCGACACATCACCGGCGTCGATGCCGTTCAGTTCGGCAACACGGGACAGGTAGGCATTAAATTTAAAGCGGGTTTCCTGGCGCATAGTTTTTCCTGAAATTAAGGGTTAATCGTGAAGGTTTTCCCGGACTGACTGACGCCGGTCAGCAGTTCGTCATCAGGGCGTCACCGCCACCACCGGTGGCCTTGCTGCGGCGCTGCTGGGTCAGACTTTCGGTGTGGTCGAGACTGTTTTTCAGGCGGGTGAATGCCTGGCTGGTTTCATCCGCCCTGTCAGTCACCTCCTGCTTAAGTGCGGAAAAGGCGGTTTCCATCTCAGAGAGGCGCTGCTCAGTGGCGCTCAGTTTTTCCTGCACATGTTCAGCAACAGCGGTCACCGCTTCATGCACGTCATTCAGACGGGCGTCATCGCTGGCCTGTTTGCGGCCAAAAATGGATTTCACCTTTTCGGTCAGGGCGGTGAACACGGTTTCAGGCAGGTCTTCAAATTCCAGCTCAACAGGCGTTGCCACTGAAATCAGGTTTTCAGGGCTTAATTTGAAGCGGTTCAGGGGGTTGTGTTTTGCCGTGCGGCAGAATTCCAGGTATTCCGTGCCGAGGCTTGCCGGGTCATCGGTGACGGCCAGACCCACCAGATAACATTTGCCGGTGTTGGCAAAGTTCGGCTGAATTTCCATTGAGGTGTAGACCTTCTGCGCGGCCTTGTTCATCGCGATAAGGTCATCGGTCGGGGTGATTTTCGCAAACAGCGCCCATTTGCCTTTCAGCGCCGAATCATCGTCAATCTTTTCGGCCTTCAGTTCGGCCACATCGCCATAACGCTTAAAAATACCGTCAGGCAGGATGCCGCGCAGATGTTCCAGGTTAATGCGGCAACCATAGACTCGCGGGTCAAAGGTTTCGGCCATTTCCTGAATATCCTGCGCACTGATGACACGCCCGTCACAGGTGTCACCCTCAACGCCGATACGAAAGAATTTTGAGACTTTTTTTGCCATTGTCAGGAGTCCTGAATAGTGATTAGAGGAGTCACATGTCGGCATCAGTTTCCCGACGATGCGCATCCTCCGCCATCAGTCCCGGATGGCTTATCACTGACACAACAGCACCTTAGCGAATCGCGGGGCGCGACTCAGTAGCCTTGCCGTGTATTCATCACGGCGAGGTATTCATGACCATCACCACAGACACCACTCTTTTACACGACCCGCGTCGTCAGGCGGCGCTGCTGTACTGGCAGGGGGTTTCCGTGCCGCAGATTGCCGCCATGTTGCAGATGAAACGTCCGACGGTGCAGAGCTGGAAACAGCGCGACGGCTGGGACAGCGTTGCCCCCATCAGCCGTGTCGAAATGAGTCTGGAAGCGCGACTGACCCAGCTCATCATCAAACCGCAGAAAACCGGCGGTGACTTCAAGGAAATTGACCTGCTGGGACGCCAGATTGAACGACTGGCACGGGTAAACCGCTACAGTCAGACCGGCAACGAGGCAGACCTTAATCCGAACGTCGCTAACCGCAACAAAGGCGGGCGTCGCAAACCGAAAAAGAATTTTTTCAGTGACGAGGCCATCGAAAAGCTGGAGCAGATTTTCTTTGAGCAGTCTTTCGACTATCAGTTGCACTGGTATCGCGCCGGGCTTGAGCACCGCATCCGCGATATCCTGAAATCCCGCCAGATTGGCGCGACGTTTTATTTTTCCCGCGAGGCGCTGCTGCGCGCCCTGAAAACCGGTCATAACCAGATTTTTCTGTCGGCCAGTAAAACGCAGGCGTATGTGTTCCGCGAATACATCATCGCCTTTGCCCGGCTGGTTGACGTTGACCTGACCGGTGACCCGATTGTCCTGGGCAATAACGGCGCAAAACTGATTTTTCTCGGCACCAACTCCAACACCGCACAGAGCCATAACGGCGACCTGTACGTCGACGAGATTTTCTGGATCCCGAATTTTCAGGTACTGCGTAAGGTGGCATCAGGTATGGCCTCACAGAGTCACCTGCGCTCGACCTATTTCTCCACCCCGTCCACGCTGGCGCACGACGCCTACCCGTTCTGGTCGGGTGAACTGTTCAACCGGGGACGCGCCAGCGCCGCCGAACGCGTGGAAATCGACGTCAGTCATAACGCCCTTGCCGGAGGTCTTCTCTGTGCGGACGGCCAGTGGCGGCAGATTGTCACCATTGAGGACGCCCTGAAAGGCGGCTGCACGCTGTTCGACATTGAGCAGCTCAAACGTGAAAACAGCGCCGACGATTTTAAAAACCTGTTCATGTGTGAATTTGTTGACGACAAGGCGTCGGTGTTCCCGTTCGAGGAGCTGCAACGCTGCATGGTCGACACGCTGGAAGAATGGGAAGACTATGCGCCGTTTGCCGCCAATCCGTTCGGCTCCCGCCCGGTATGGATTGGTTACGACCCGTCACACCGTGGCGACAGCGCCGGATGCGTGGTACTGGCACCGCCGGTGGTGGCCGGTGGCAAATTCAGAATACTTGAGCGTCACCAGTGGAAAGGCATGGACTTTGCCACCCAGGCGGAATCCATCCGCAAACTCACCGAAAAATATAACGTCGAATACATCGGTATTGATGCCACCGGCCTCGGTGTCGGCGTGTTCCAGCTCGTGCGCTCGTTCTATCCCGCCGCGCGCGATATCCGCTACACACCGGAAATGAAAACCGCAATGGTGCTCAAGGCAAAAGACGTTATCCGTCGTGGCTGTCTGGAATATGACGTCAGCGCCACCGACATCACCAGCTCGTTTATGGCTATCCGCAAGACCATGACCAGCAGCGGACGCAGCGCCACCTATGAGGCCAGCCGCAGCGAGGAAGCCAGCCACGCCGACCTCGCCTGGGCGACCATGCACGCCCTGTTAAATGAGCCACTCACCGCCGGTATCAGCACCCCGCTGACATCCACCATTCTGGAGTTTTACTGATGAGCAAGAAAAAAGGGAAAACACCGCAACCTGCGGCAAAAAAAATGACTGCCAGCGCCCCGAAAATGGAGGCATTCACCTTTGGTGAGCCGGTGCCGGTGCTCGACCGCCGTGACATTCTGGATTACGTCGAATGCATCAGTAACGGCAGATGGTATGAGCCGCCGGTCAGCTTTACCGGTCTGGCAAAAAGCCTGCGTGCTGCCGTGCATCACAGCTCACCGATTTACGTCAAACGTAATATTCTGGCTTCAACGTTTATCCCGCATCCATGGCTTTCCCAGCAGGATTTCAGCCGCTTTGTGCTGGATTTTCTGGTATTTGGTAATGCATTTCTGGAAAAGCGTTACAGCACCACCGGTAAGGTCATCAGACTGGAAACCTCACCGGCAAAATATACCCGCCGTGGTGTGGAAGAGGATATTTACTGGTGGGTGCCGTCCTTCAACGAGCCGACAGCCTTCGCGCCCGGCTCCGTGTTTCACCTGCTGGAGCCGGATATTAATCAGGAGCTGTACGGCCTGCCGGAATATCTCAGCGCCCTTAACTCTGCCTGGCTGAATGAGTCGGCCACGCTGTTCCGCCGCAAGTATTACGAAAATGGCGCCCATGCCGGATACATCATGTACGTCACCGATGCCGTGCAGGATCGCAACGATATCGAAATGCTTCGCGAAAACATGGTTAAGTCGAAAGGCCGCAACAACTTTAAAAATCTGTTTCTCTATGCGCCACAGGGGAAAGCTGACGGCATTAAAATTATCCCCCTCAGTGAAGTAGCGACGAAGGACGATTTTTTTAATATCAAAAAAGCCAGCGCCACTGACCTGCTGGACGCGCACCGCATCCCCTTTCAGTTGATGGGGGGCAAGCCGGAGAACGTCGGGTCGCTGGGTGATATTGAGAAAGTGGCAAAGGTCTTTGTCCGCAATGAGCTTATCCCGTTACAGGACAGGATCCGCGAGATAAACGGCTGGCTCGGTCAGGAGGTCATCCGCTTTAAAAACTACTCACTGGACACCGACAACGGCTGAACATCGCCGCCTGCGGGCGGCTTTTTTACACCCCGTCATCACGCCCTCACACGCTCACCACCGCACAAAACCCCCCGCAGACACACCAACGCCCCGGCGCACAATCCAAACGCCGTCACGACGCGCTGAGACGCTGAAAAAATAAAATCAGCACCACCGCCAGCGCGCAGTGCTTTCCCCGCCTCGCCCGCCCGCTTCGTGGGACGATTTTAATGCAGTTGCCCGCATTAGCTGAATCCGCGCCAGAACAGACATTATGGATATGTCAATACGAACTTATTGACGTGCAAAATCATGCAATCAAGCGCAAAAAAAAACCGCCTTCAAAGAGGCGGTTTATGTTATCCCATTGATTAAGATCTACATTCAACTAAAAGGTACACTAATGGACGTTCTGGCGTCCCATTCTTCTTTGCAACAAAAGCAGATATTTTGTGTTTTGCTATTTTTTGCTTGAGTTTTTTACATAACACTTTGTTTATATAACCAAGTTTCCCGCTCTCATGAACAACAGCTATAGCATGTGGATCAACCGGGTTATCCTCTTCAGGAACAAGCTTGACCAAATCACCGACCATTACTTTCGACAAATCAAGCCCTTCCTGATAACGAGTTCCTGCCACTTCAAAAAGAAGCTCACCTTCACTATTAAGAATTTCTGGATCTGGCACCAAACAAAAACCATCGCCAGGTGATTTTGCTCCTGTATATCCTAACAGCGCAAAATCAGAGCCTTCAAATGGATGGGGGAGCAAATGTTGAGCCAGATACTCAGCAAAGTCTTTTCTTTTCCGTGGTGGTAAACGCCGAACAAACGGGTCAAGCACGTTGTTCGTATGTTCTTCACTTTTCAGACTAAATGCGGGATGTCCTGCAAACCCTTTCTCTTGGGCTTTAGCATAATCTTCTGACTGAAAATGGTATGTGAAGACGTAGTTATCCCCTTGCTGACGATCAATCTGACCAACAACATAACGAGTACCGCCTGTGGGTGGCTGCCATGTAAGAAGCAACCGAGTAGGCTCCATTATTCTGTTTATAGTACGCATATTTAGAATCAGTGATAACCTTAGGTATCTACGCCTCAATAAACGAATCGTCCAATCCGCTCGTTCCCTAGTGAACGGCACATCGGAGCTAATTTCGCAAAGTGAATCTATCTTGTCGACCAGTTCCTGAAAATCAAATTCAAGTCTCCGGGCCAAGTACGCTTTTGACTGCTCATCAAGAGCCAAATCCTGTATAGAAGAAATATGACCTAATCGTTCATGCGTGTCTGCCCGATTCTTCCGCAAATGATGACAACCACGCTGTATGTATTCATCTACATTTTGATGGTTCCATCCTCTGATCCTCTCTACATACCTTTCATGCCCCAAACTAGTACCATTATCGAAATATGGTGCGAGATATCCCTTCACTTTAGGTGGCGTTATGCCTGGTGCAGATTCAGGTACAAAAACAAAACCCCAATTCTCTTGGTGTCTATCACTATTACCGATGAGCGCATCAAAAAGCAGCATATCGTAAAGCCATTGGATCCAGTCTGGAGAGATCAGGCCGCGGATACTAAAAGCCCTACAAATTAAGCGTAGATCAACAAGGTTATGGTGTCTTCCGGAAGAGTCATCAAAATCCGATATCAACACATGAAAAAAATCAGACGCATGAACAAATAACTGGCTACTTTGATCGTAAAACCACTCAAGCAAAGCTCCATATTCGTATTCACCGTTCTCCATCATTCTTCGCGCTGGCAATGCTTTAGGAACAGGAACGCCCATAACATCTCCAACTATATAAGCAACGGTTTCCATCCAGTACTGATCGGGATAAGCATCTCTTGAGAGTTTAAAAAGATAAGGCCATTCCGGTTTTATCCCCTCAGGAGCATCATTCGGTGACCAAAGCATTTTTTTATCCCTCGCTCCTCGAGGAAAAATGCCATGCTCATCATCTTTACGCCAACTAGTTACATCTATTAAATTGATATCCATATCTTACGGTTACCCAGCTAATGCACGGAAAGCAGCACTAACATAAGCTACCTGAAACTTTGCATCTCGAAGCGCATGATGCGCATCAGTAACATTAATGGAAAAATTTGCCCTTACATCAATATTCTTAAGGCTTTTAGCTAGTTCAACGATGGTACGCACGTCTCGATCATTTCGAAAACGCCATGGGATATTTTGCGCATGTTTACGGTAAACCGCTGCCAATATAGCGTTATCAAAGCTTGCCCCATTCCCCCAAACTTGTACGTCATCGTTACTACGACTTCGTACAAATAGAGAAAATTCTTGTAAGGCTTCATGTAAGTCAACAGCAGACGGGTCATTAAAAACCGCCCTTGCAGAATCGCTTTGTATCATCCACCACTGTAAAGTTTTTGGGTCTACAAAACTATTTTCCAATGCAGATGATAGGGTTATAACTCTATAAAACTCATCCCCACACTTGCCAGTCAGAGGCTCAAAGAACACAGCGCCGATTGAAATCAAAGGAGCATCCATTGACACACCTAATGTTTCTATATCGAGCATTAAATTATTCATTTAACCTCCACCCCAGACATAGCTCAGGGAAACGTAACCTATTGAAATAACGAATCAAGTATTTGTCACATTCTATACTAAAACATTCGAATTCCAAAACTTCAGCTTTTGCAACCCCTTACAAGTCAATTGATCCATAATACTGTATACATACACAGTACTACATTTGAAAAACAAATCAAGGGAAATCATTAAAACCCGGCCAATCACAACAAGGCGGATAAACAAATTTTTTCATGTCATAAATAACTTCTGCCCCACGAGCCAGCGCCTCAAGCTCCCATCTCTGAGGCCTGATACCGTTCTGAGCAAGGTCAACGCGGATACGGGTGATTTGCAATCGTTCAGACCGGGTCAGTCTGGCCGATGGTGCAATTTCATGCGGTTTTAACGGGCTTCCGTTTCTTTGCCGACGATTTGGCGTTCTCAGCCCGTGTTTTAATGCGCCCCTGAGCGCCTTCACGACCTCCGGGTCATTCCATTCGATAACACCATCATCAACCAGATTAAGCACTGCTGCGGCGTGCTCAGAAGGTGTGGGAACCGGTAACGAAGTATCACCACCGGTGAGCTTTCCACAGTTATTGACAGGACTCCGAGGCGCGGCGATGCCGCTTTTTAAAGTCAAAGGCTCAACGACCGGAACTTTCGGCACAATGCGCCAGTCCGTCGTTCTGGTGATATGAATATGACGCGCGCCGAGATGCGGCGCGTAAATGCCGACCACTCTCTCGACCTCTTCCTCGTACTCGTTAACGTCATCCGACGGGCTACGGGCGACCCTGACAGTCTGACAATCGCGCGGGACATTTGCCCCACCCTGCGCGCTGATATACAGCGCAAAATCGCCACTGTCTGCGGCGGCGCGTGCAGCCTCCACGCGTTCGTCAAATTCATCAGCAATGCTGACGCCGCGAGGCAATTTACGTAGCTCACGGTAAGCTCCCATTGTCGGCAGGCCAACCGTTTTAAATTGCGGGATGCGCCACGTTGACGCCCATGCGGTAACAGCCGCGGCAGTATCTTTCAGCGGTCTGCCGGTATCGTTATCGAGCTGACCATCCAGTGCATAGCCGTCGATATTTTTTGAAATGTATTTCGCGATATATCCCGCAGCACCGCCCCGGTTAAGGTGTTTTGCCTGAAAACGGTTTCGCGCGGCTCCTCTTTCGTCGCCATCCTCTTTGAGCGCATAGCGACGCATGATTTCGATAATCTGGTTACGCTGGCGTGGATTACAAAAAAGCATCATATGCCAGTGCGGCGTTCCGTCGTGGTGTGGCTCGACGACTCGCAAACCGTAGACCTGTAAATCATTATCCTTGAATGCCGTGCGCATCAGGCTCCAGATACGGCAGAGATAACGCTGCGCATCCTTTGGATTAAATGCCTCATCATTCCAGCCGTGATTAAGCTGGACGGTTTTATTTTCGCCTTTTCCAACCTGACGTGTCGGGTGATACTTTGACGGCGCGGTAAGCGTGATAAACATCCCCACATCACCCTCTGAGGCGGCGTAACGCTCAATACCGGCAATGGTGTTCATCAGCTCCATCCGGCGAATTTCAGGATTAGAAATACTGCCCATCACCTTACTGATAAGGTCGATGCGCTCGCCGGTTTCCCTGTTTTCAAGGTCACACGATTTAAGAAATTCCAGATTTGCCTGGCGGCGCGCACGCACATCACGAATGGCATGTTTACTGGCATAAGGTGAACGGTCTTTATTGACCTCCCCGACAGCAATCAGTAACGCCTCATGCCAGCGCATACGCTGGCCTTTAAGCTGACTAATCCACCACTCATCGTTAAACAGGCGGGCAATGGCAGAATATGCCTGCCTCGTGGTCATCTGCCCTTTACGGTATTTTCTCCAGTAAAGCGGGGAAATATTGAAAGCACGTGCAGCGCCAGCAACATGACCATACAGGTGAGCCTGCGCCTCATCCGTAAACAGCGATTCTTTTTCGCCATGCGCATCCACCCAGGCATCGCAGAGTTCCCCATACATCATGAAAAGCTGCGATGAGATTCGGGCGGCAAACTTTTTCAGCTCCTTGTCATTCATCCCCGGCAGGCGCGCATACTGGTCGCGCTCTGCCAGAAACAGCAACGACGCGTCAGTGTTCATTTCATGGCGCTGATTCACACGCTCAATGCGCGGCCATAAACGACGCTGAAAAGTGGATGTGAGGAAATAAAACCCGTGCACCGGGCTTTTATTGCGCCGGATGTAGTCATAGCGTGAAGTAAACAGCGAGCGCAAAAAGTAAGGCAGGCGGTTAATCATGGATAAAACACCTTGCACCTGACGCATCTCGTCACGTGTAAGGGGTCTTTCGCGCCCGACAGCCTCGCGTGGCGCGTTCCACGCATAAGCACCGGTAAACGTCTTACCGGTGCCTGCGGCAAATGCTGACGGAGGGACAAAACGCCCGGAGGCTTTAACGGCCATATGAGCCAAAAGCCTCTGAACAACGCTTGCTGAGTTGCTCAACCTGCGCGTTTAAATCAGCAAAAGACTTTGCGCTTCCGGTCAGAATATCGTGATGCATCAGGCCGGAAACGAGCTGGCTTAATTTCGGGTAATAACCAACCACCGCCAGCCATTCCTGACCGGCGTTTTTACCGCTTTCAGCTCTCTTTTTCTCGTGGAGAATAAACTGAAAGCTGTCACTGGTAACGACATAACGTTCGCCAATTTCAATACGAATACTCATGCCGTTCTCCGGTAATGTTTGTTTTTTGCTTCAAAGACTGACTGACAGGAAACACATCGCGTGGCTGACGGATAAGCAGCACGACGGGCAGCAGGTATTGGCGCGTCACACTCTTCGCAAACCAGCGCAGAAGCACCGCAATGTTTTACCCTTGCCGCGTTAATCTGGCGCTCCAGTAATTCAGCCTGTTGTTCCTGAATAAAATCTACGTTGTCCGGCATTACCAGCTCCTTTTGTCGTTCAGCTTCTTAAATTCATCAGCGCAATAACTGGCGAGTTCTGTCGTTAATTTTGTCAGTTCATCCACTGAGGAAATTTGCTTGTGGAATACAGCGCGTTTAACAAGTAAATTGACCACATCAGACAGGAGGTTTAATTCACTCTGATAAATCGCGATAACAGATTCAGTTATTTCGCGCTTCTCTTTATCAATACCAAGTTGAATAAGAGACAAATCACCATTTTTCATAACGGCGATTTTTAAGGCGTTATTCAGTAATACAACTGAATGAGAACAGGACATCAAAGCCCCTCCCCGCGAGACAATCCGATATTGTGAAATTTTTCCGACTCCTGACTGAGCAGCTCGACTATCTCCACGCGGGATAACTCCGCCTTTGTGATATGGCGAATCATGGCGTCAAGATGAGAAGAAAAGCGTGTCGCTGCGTCGGCCTGTGCTTCGGCTCTGGCCTGTTGCAGCAGTAATGCGTATTTACCGCACTTGTTTTCAGAAACTGTATGCATGACTTTCTCCAGGCAAAAAGAAGCCCCGCACGATTAAGTGCGTTAAAAACTCTGGTTAATTATTTAATGCAGATATTGCTCTGGTTTTACCGACGTCAGAATTGTCGGTGCATACTCAAACAGGCTGAATAATTCACGTAATGCACGGAATAAAGCATCACGCCAGTAACATGACTCTTCATTAATTCGCCAGTATGGCTGGTTGAATTCTTTTTCAGTCAATCCGGCATGCATAAATAAAGTACGGCGCTGACTGACAGTTAAAAAGCTAATATATGCATACTCACTTGCACCGACCTGACGGCGTTTTGAGAATGCCCCACGCAGTTCATCAATTGCACAAACCAGCCGTTCACGTTCGATGTCGTTCATTTCTTCAAAACGCATCGTTGCGTGACGTTGTTTTAACTGCGCATGAAAGCAAACTGTTAGCCGTTCGCGCTCCATCATCTGATTGTAATAATCACATGTCTCCTGCCAGCGAGGGACGGCCAGATGCTTACCAATTATCCGGCGCATAGCTGCTGGCTGTTTTTCAACGAGATTGAGCGTCATCACTGTCATTTCCAGACCCTCCGGCTTTTCAGAAAGGTCAGAGCCTTTTTTAACGGACTCTGTTTTTTGGTGCGGATAATGATTCCCTTGCGTCCCTTCCCGTGGGTGATGGTGAAGTCAATCGCCCTGGGGCTTTCGTTACGCAATAACTGAGCAATACAACGCGGCTCATTCATAATCACAACCCCATCCACAAAAGCCATGCATCACGCTGTTCAACCGGTCGGTTATAAAACGCCTCACGTACAGCGCGATTAAACTCAGGAATGAAAACCCATTTTTCACCGGCACGAGCCTTCGGTTTGCAAGGATCACGCAATTCAATAATTGGTAATTTATTTGCCTTCACCATTTCACTGACAGCTGTCTTTGGCTTCCCTAATAAATCAGCAAATTTATCCACATGAACCGCATCAAGCGGATACTGAATCACATAATTTTCAGCGTCCATATATGGTACCCTCATAGGATCCAGCCCTTTCTAAACCACTCAAAACCGTTTAGACGCTGGTTTATTCTCAAATCAATGGAACCTATATAGGTTCCAGTTTTGAGGGAATTTAGTCCCTATATAGGCACCATGTCAAATGAAATTAAGCGAAAAGATTAAGGCCTTGCGTGAGGCTGAAGGGCTAAGCCAATCAAAATTCTGTGAAATCATAGAGTTACCGCTAAGCACACTTAAAAAATATGAAGGAGGAAACTTTGAACCCGGTGGCACAGCTTTGCTAAAAATCACTATGCATCCCACATTCCAAAAATATGCTCTATGGCTTATGACAGATAAAACCGCGCCGGACGCAGGACAAATCGCACCGGCTCTCGCGCACATTGGGCCAGAGTCAACAGAGTCCAACCACTCCGCGAAAAGGATTGGCTAACTCTATATAAAGATTACATTTTCACCATTTGCTACCAAGATGGTGAATACAGCGCCGGAGGGCTTTCTTATGGCAATTAAGAAGCTCGATGATGGTCGCTATGAAGTGGACATTAGACCTCGCGGTCGCGACGGAAAACGCATCCGCAGGAAATTCGAAAGAAAAGCTGAAGCACTAGCATTTGAGCGATACACAATCGCCAATGCCAGTCAGAAAGAATGGGGAGGCCAGCGAGCAGACCGCCGGACTTTGAGTGAGTTGCTGGACATCTGGTGGAAATATCACGGGCAAAACCACGAGCATGGAACAAAAGAGTTTAATCATCTACTCAAAACCATCAGCGGCATAGGTGATATACCAGTGAGCAGGATGAGCAAAAGGGCTTTGATGGATTATCGTTCCATGCGACTACGTGATGGTATCAGTGCCGCAACGATAAACCGTGACATGTACCGATTATCCGGCATGTTCACAAAATTAATTCAATTGGATGAATTTTCCGGGCAACACCCAATTCACGGACTGCCGCCACTGGCGGAGGCCAACCCTGAAATGACGTTCCTGGAAAAAGCAGAAATCGAAAAACTGTTAAATGTTTTGGCTGGTGATGACTTACTTGTCGCGCTTTTATGTCTGAGCACTGGAGGAAGATGGACGGAAGTTGCCACGCTAAAACCAGCACAGATTACAAATTGCAGGGTTACCTTCCTGAAAACCAAAAACGGTAAAAAGCGAACCGTGCCGATTTCTGAGGAACTGGAGAAAAAAGTTAAAGAGGAGGCCAGCGCCAAATTATTCAAAGTTGATTATGAGAAATTTTGCGGGATTTTACGCAGAGTGAAACCTGATATACCACCCAATCAGGCAACCCACATCCTGCGGCATACATTCGCAAGCCATTTCATGATGAATGGGGGCAATATAATCGCACTGCAACAGATTCTGGGACATGCGAGCATTCAGCAGACGATGGCCTATGCGCACCTTGCGCCTGACTATCTGCAAAATGCCGTCGCTCTGAATCCACTAAAAGGCGGAGTGACGTTATAA